AATCAAATAGAGTATTTACGCGCTCGTTTTTCCGTTTGATATCAGCGTGGCATGGCACTTCTTACGCGCTCACTTATGAAACCACGCCCATATTTTTACCGCGTTCTCATACAGCGAAACGATCCCGATAAGGATCGCCAGAATGCCGAGAATGAGCCAGCGCATGAAACGGCCAATGGTTCTTAGTGACCGGATCAGATCGAGACCATCTTTCAAGAGGTCAATATCTTCCTCGCGAAGTTGGGATAGAAACTCTCTCGTTTCCTCCGGCAGCTCTACAAGGCGGTGTGCTGTAGCAGCATCTTTGTCCATTGGCGTCATCTCCAGCAGCCCCGCCGTTTTCCGTTTTCATCATTGCCTTCGACCCGCTCCGCCGCTGGCCGGTCCACTTTGGTCAGTGCGACCAGACCGGCAGGCGATAGGTTATTCTGTCTCCAGCCCGCGCAGCTCGTCGCACTGATCGAAGGACAGCCCGCGACGACGAAGGGCAAGAATACAAAAATCATAATCCGTAAGCCCGCGTAGTTTTTCATCGTCCTTGCCCCTTTCCTTTTCGGCTTTGACGGTTTCGCGCAATTGCTCGGAAACGGCTTGCTGACGACCATCACGCTTCCCAGCGAGATATCCAGCCGCCAGAAGCAAAAACGCCGCCACAAGGCCAGCGAGCGAGTATTTCAGCCATGAGGGAATGAGCGCCCAGATCATGAGCGCGTCTTCCGCCAGATGCCCCAGAGGGTAAGGGCGACAATCACACTAGCAATCGCCACACGCACCCACTGGCCGCTAGACAATTCGTCCTGCTGGTTTGAGATCGTATTGACAATTTCTGGGATGACAGGTCCGACCGTAGCCGCCGCACCAGCAGCACCGGCACCGCCAATCGTGGCTACGTCCGTTTTATTGGCCGCCGTCTTGGCCGGGACATAGTTGGATGAAACGAAATCGCCCTTGGCCCAGAGACCGGCTTCAGCGGCTCGCCGGTTCACAAGACCCTGCACCTTCTTCCCGCCAGCATTCACCCACTTCATGAGTTCGACCGGGACAGCGGCATAGTCGCCCTTGTTAAGCTTCTTTAAGAGTGTGGACTTGTCCAGCGCCCCGGTGTTGAAATCGAACGAAACGAGCGCGGCGAACTGATTATCGGTCAGCGGCACTTTTACAAAGCGCTCCACTCGCGCCTCGAACTTCGCCAGATCGGATTTCAGGATGCGTTCGGCTTCCTTATCACCGATTGCCATTCCCGGCGTTACCTTAGGCGCACCGGCTGCGCTCGTATGACCGTAGCCGATGGTTAGAACCCCGGCCACATCCCGGTATGCTGTAGTGCGTAGGCCTTCCCACTGTTTGACAAGCGAAAGCCCCGCCGCGTTGATGCGTCGTGTCATGTTCGTTTCCTTGTTTTATGACGGATTGTTAATTATTCGTGCGATTGCCGTTTCTAGCTTTCACACTTATTTTATTGTCATGGAGCAAAATTGCTCCGAGTTCGTTGTGCGTCTTGCATATTGCGAACAATCGTGCTTAACGATCAGCACGGGAGAAAAAGGGGTATGAGCATGAGAAAATATCTCGTCACTGCTCAATGGGATGAGGAAGCGGGCGTATGGGTCGCAACCAGTGATGATATTCCCGGCCTCGTTTCTGAAGCGAAGACCATTGATGACCTTGTGAAGCGTGTGGTGGCTGTTGCCCCAGAGCTTCTGGAAGATAATGCACATCTGCTGAACAAGAAGGACGAAATGTCCGACCTTCTTGAAGTATGCGTTCAATCAACCTTTAGCATGCATGCCGTTGCCGCTCACTAATGGTTAAGGGCTTTTACCGGGAACTTACGGACATATTGAAAGCCAATGGCTGCAAATACGTCCGCCCCGGTAAGGGAGATCATGAGATTTGGTATAGCCCTATCAGCAATCGAAACTTCACTGTCGATAAGGGTTCGCTATCCAAGCATACAGCGAACGCATCATTGAAGCAGGCTGGCCTAAACAAATCCTTCTGATGCACCCCCGGCTAGTCCGGGGTTTTCTTTTTCGCTGATTCCGCTATATCAATTTTGCGCACCGTTTTTAGCCCCCGCTAACCCTTTGCGGTGCGCAAAGCCTCGGACTGGGTCCCTCCTGCGTCCGAGGCTTTCTTTTATTCTCCGGTGCGCTATCTAAGTATAAGAGCAGGTCAACAGGCACGACGCGACTGGTGGCCTGCACAGCCCCGGTAACCCTCGTTGCCGGGGTTTTCCACGTCTCTGGAAGACAATATTAACAGTTAGCGATCTACACGGAGGCTGGGCGCATATCATAGCTTTCAGCGTGGTTTCCCAATGCGCCCGCCCCGGTTAGTGAAACCTTGCCGGGGCTTTTCATTCCATTGAGTGAACTTTCTCAGCCTTCCAACGTTTGTGCGTTGGGAGGAGTTCATGGGATCACTGGTCTACTCACATTTTGAATGGATTTTCTGGTCTTTCATGGCGCTAGCTGCTGCTATCGTAACAGCTTATTTCTTCTACGATGGAGGCGGAAACTCGCAATGAAAAGCCGCCTCAGTGGGCGGCAAGGTTAATGATTTAAAAGCATTTGGTCGGTTTTATTCAATCAGCATCTATGTTTTGACACCTCTCGTCCTGTAGAACGGGCGTTCAATATATATGTATGAGAAGAACGAAAAAAGTATCGATACAGGAACACCTATAGAAATTAACATTACCGAAGGCATTTCCAGTTCTAATCTACGAACAATATCTTGAATAATTAGCCAAATCGTAAAATGACATAGATAGAATGAGTACGAAAGCTCTCCTCCCCAATAGACTACACCTTTGAGGAAATTTGGTATTCGTATAAATCCCGCATTGAGCGATGCGAAAACCAGGATGCCAGCTGTTACGATACTCGCAGTAGAAGCAGAAAAATTAAGATATTGGGGTTGGAATGCAGCATTGGCAGCGCCGGATAGCATTAGTAACCCACCAATAACGGGAATCCTTCTTGCCGAATGGCCATAGTTTCATGCGACCAGAACTCCGCTTTCCATGTAGCTGCGCTTGCCCTTGCGATCAGATTTAGACGCCCCGACCGCCATGGCTTTCGACACCATGCCGTCAATGCGCCCGCGAGAGCGGCTCTTGTCGAACATCTGGTTTCCCATCCCGTCAGAGCGCAAAACAGCGTTCGACGCGCAAACATCAGTCATCTTGTTTGCGTCGATGGTGACTTCCTGTTTCAGTATCTTGTCGGTGAACCGGCTTATCGAGTGAGGCATACAAAGCTGCCTGTCCTCGAATGCCACCTTCAGGCCCTGAGCATGGGTGACGATCTTCAATCCCGCTCCAGCGGGCTTATCTGGCCCCATGTAACGCCAGACCGGCAGGTTGATTTCCTCACAGGCTGATATGAAGCTGGTCACATAGGCCGGATCGACAGTCAGGCTGTCCACATCTTGCGATGCGACCAGTTCCGCAACGCGTGTCGCCACGAAGGTGTAGTCAATCGTTTCGCTGTTGCAGATCGTGATGTGACCGTCGCGCTCATAGGCAGCGTATGGAATGCGGTCTGAGGCTTCGCGCGCTTCGAGGCCGGTACGTGTGGTCCAATACCAGCTTTTAAGTGCGAGCCTGTCGTCATCGTCACGCCAGCAAGCCGAAAGCGCTGTCAAATCGTTCTTCTGCGACAGATCGAGCGCAAGAAAGCACGGAATACCCTTGCAATCTTCCTCATTTACCTCGCCCTGAACGGCTCGCCATGCGCTTTCATCCTCCAACCAGAAGCCAGAAGAACCCACAGGGATGCCGAAAAACAGGCGCTCAGTAGCCAAACGCTCAGAAGCTATGTGCTTGGCCGTCTCGACACGCTTTCGCACGTTCTCGGCTGGATATGTGACGCCCAGAGCAGGCAGAGCCTTAACCCAGCAGCTTTCGTCCTCGAACGGTCGGTCTTCCTTGTCCACGCGGGCAATATAGGCAAAGGCGCTATCATCATCGATGACGCCTTCCACTACCCGCTGATAGAACTCAGAAAGGTCAGTTGCTACAGCCTGGTCAGAAGCGGGCGTATTCGTGCCGAGCATCATAAGGGGATCGCCCGGCATCTTGTCGATGGCAGCTTTCCACAGGTCGATGGCCTTACTGGTGCGCATTTCGTGCACTTCGTCCGCGAAGACCGCCATTGGCTTCGGCCCGGAAATGCTATCAGCCGACGCTACCGGCAGGAACTTGGACTGTGTTTTTGGATGCTCGATCTTCCAAGCGTTGTCACCAGTACCGCGAATGACGACATCACCACGGCTTTCCAGAGTTTCCCCATCGCGGCCCGGTATCTCAGACCGACACAACGCCACAGCATCCGAGAAAAGCACCTTGGCTTGATCGCGGTCATTGGCGATGGCGTAGGCTTCGGCGCGCTTAATGCCACTGTACCCGATCATGTAAAGCCCGATGGCACCCATGAGCGGAGACTTGGCCTGTCCTTTCCCGGTCTCAATCCAGGCATGTCGGAACCGGCGGCGACCTTGCGCATCACGCCAGCCGAAGAGCGACCCGACGACAAAGACCATCCAGTCAAGCAGATGGAACGGCTCACCTTCCTTCGCGCCTGCCGTGACGGTGAACATAGCAGGGAAGAACCGGAAAGCCCTGTCTGCCTGCTCTACGTCGAAATACAGGCCCCGCTTATGTCCGTTCTTCAGATCGTCCAGATGGCGCTTGCAAGCTGCCCTGACATACCGTCCTGCGATGATTTCGCCTGAAATAACCTTACTGGCGTACTCCGTTGTCCGGTCCAAGGAACTCGTCGCTTGGAGCTGATCGGCCTTTTTCTTTCGGGCCGGTTTCTTTCGCTGTTGCTTCACCGAACATCGCCTTTTCTAGCTTTAGAAGACGGTCGTTCAGCTTCTCACAAGCCGACCATGTGAAATTGAATACGTCACCGCCATTCGGGCCTTCCTTGACCGGCCCTTCCGCAGCAGCCACAGGGTAAAGAACCTCGTATTCGACCCTCGCCCTGACATACCGATCCGCCCTCGCAAGGTTGACTTCCGTCACCGCGCTAACTTTTTCCAAAGCGCTCGTGATTTCTTTCCAGATGCGCACGGCAAGCTCCGCCCGCTCCTCGTTTTCTCGGAATATTTGCCGATATCGGGGCTGAATGATCTTCGCCATGTTATGTTATTACCCGTACCCGGCCTTACCGGCTTTCCTGAGTGAAAATGAAGGGGGCACGCGGGTCTCCAGCAAAGGCACCCCCTCTTAAAATTCACCGGGGGCTATCCCCTTGAAATCATTTGCAATTCCAAGGATGCGATGGATCGATCGGCCTTCCATCCTCATCATGACCACTGACATAGCCTCTGTGAGTGAACCTCTGGGCCTGCTGGTCATGGCACTGCTTGCATACGGCAATGATGTTCTCCTCATCTAAGAAGAGATCGAGATTGCCTTTGTGATCCTGCTTATGGTGAGCCACTGGAGCGTTGTGTGCGTTGCCCTTGCCTATGAGGTGCTTGCCGCATCCCGGCCATTGGCATGTCCAGTTGTCCCTATCCAGTACCTTGCGTCTTAGGCTTGACCATTGAGGGAGATTGTAGAGCGCTCGGTGCTCTGGCCTGTGCGCCTTGCACCGGTTATCTATCCTCATCACGAACGAAGCCGATCTGATCCATCATGCGGATAATGGGAAAGCCATCATGATCAATGAGGCCAGTGTTCACCGGCTCAGGTTCGAAGACTGTCTGCGCAAGACTGTCGCGGGCATTCGCTTCATCCCACCATTCCATACGTGGCTGTCGCAACGAAACGTATCGTGCCATCCCTACCCCTTCGCCTTAAGCTCTGCTGCTACTGCTGCCTCGGTCTGATGATCCAGGTATGCGTCTAGGCTGGCATGCATCTGGTCTCGGATTTCATCGGCTATATCCATGTTGCCGCGCATGACTGCTGCGAGATGGAGGTGCCTTGATCCTACGATGTCCTGCCATGTGGCTTGCATGAACTGGATGGGCTTGGGCATTACAGCCTGCCTTGGTGCACTCTGGTTTCACGGGATATCGGCGGCAGCAGATATGCGCCTAGCGGCAGCATCTTCGACAGAAAGCATCGTACCGCTGTCTTCATATCCGATCCTCTGTTGGTATCTTCCGGGCCTGCCCACTTCACACCGTGATATGCAGGGTTCTCACCCCGGAGCGACCAGTGTTGAGTTCTACACCCGCGAGTGAAAGCCATGGTCTAGCCGCCCGGTGGGCTAGTGAAAGGAGTGTCGCTCCCTATGAAGGCTATTGAAATTTGCGCTCTGACTGTGCTGAATTGTCAGCGGGAGGCTTATCATGTTTGAAAACCAGACAATCGGGGTGACTTGCCCTAAATGTGGAAATCAGATCGAGCAGACTATCGGCTGGCTTAAATCCAACGACAATGTCACCTGTCCTGGGT